AACACTAATAAAGATAGAAAAAATATAATAATTGGTGGACACCAGCGGGTCAAAGTTATGCGTGCGCTTGATTGGGAAAAAGTACCTTGTGTAGAAGTTGACTTAACTTTAGATAAAGAAAAGGAGCTTAATGTTAGGTTAAATAAGAACACAGGTGAGTTTGATTATGATATTCTTGCCAATGAATTTGATGTTGAAGACTTAGTAGATTGGGGTTTTGATGATTTGGATTTTGAGAAAGAAGAGGCTGAAGAAATAGAAGAAGATGAAGCCCCTGAGCCAGAGGAAGACCCTGTTAGTAAGTTAGGGGATATATGGACACTGGGTAATCACCGCTTAATGTGTGGAGATAGCACGAGTATTGATGATGTTGACAAACTAATGGATAGTGAAAAGGCTGATATGGTGTTTACTGACCCGCCTTATGGGGTTGACTATGACGGAGGGAGTAAAAAAAGAGACAAGTTAATTGCCGATAATATTGGGACAAATATATATAGTGAGGTTGTTCCTATTATAGCGGCTTATTGTGAAGGGGCTTGTTATGTGTGGTATGCTGGCACTAAACCCAACGACTTGTATGAGGCGGTGGCAAAAATGGGCGAAATACACGCTTTAATTATATGGGTAAAGAATAATTCAACATTTAATATGAATATTCACTACAAGCAGAAGCACGAACCTTGCTTATACTGGAAGCCAAAAGGGAAGACTTTAAAATGGAGTGGGAACAACAAAGAGTCCACAGTATGGGAGTTAGATAGAGAGGCGAGGAATGATTACCACCCAACCCAAAAGCCCGTTGCTTTAGCCGCTAGGGCTATTGCGAACCATGACGCGCCCAAAGTCCTCGACTTATTCCTAGGCTCAGGCTCAACCCTAATAGCTTGCGAACAAACAGGGCGCAAATGCTACGGAATGGAGTTAGACCCTAAATATTGCGATGTAATAATAAAAAGATGGCAAAACCTAACAGCAAAAGATGCTATTCTAGAAGAAACAAAGCAGACCTACAACGAACTTAAGGGTGAATAATGGCAGGTAAAGATAACCTAATACCTACTAATAAGCGAACAAAGGAAGAACTAAGGGTGATAACTAGAAATGGTGGCATCGCATCTGGTGAGGCTAGACGTAAAAAAAAGACTATAAAAGAAGCTATTAAAGCAATGCTTGAAGCTGATTGCCCTGAACATTTAAAAAAGAAGTTAGAAGGTGCAGTTGGGGCTGATGTAACATCTATCCTTGAGGCAATCACTGCAAGGCAAATAGAAAAGGCTATAAAAAAGGGTGACACAGCAAGTTTTAACTCGTTACTAGATAGAGCTGAAGGAAAGCCTGTTCAAAGAAATGAAACGGAGAACAAAGATGTTGCAGTTTTTACTAGTGATGAAGACGAGCAAATTTTGAATGAATACGGAAAAGCTATACAGAGCGATACTGAGGAATAATCTTTCTGCTTTTACTAAGAAGGTATTTTACACAGTTGACCCAAACGCTAAGTATATGCACAACTGGCATATTGATTTAATATCTGAATACTTGCAAGCTTGCCAAGAAGGAAAGATAAAGCGTTTAATAATTAATATACCACCAAGGTATTTAAAGTCTATTTCTGTTAATGTTGCATGGGTTGCTTGGCTGCTAGGACATAACCCAAAAGAGAAAATACTATCCAGCTCTTACTCTCAATCTTTATCCGTTAAACACAGTATAGACACAAGGCTAGTTATGCAGTCAGATTGGTACAGGGCTTTATATCCTAACGTAAGTCTTGTTGATGACCAAAACACTAAATTAAAGTTTGTTACAAAGGACAGGGGCTTTAGAATGGCAACCGCTACTGGCTCAGCTGTGACTGGTGAGCGTGGTAACTTCTTAATTGTAGATGATGCGCTTAATTCAGTTGATTCTAATAGTGAAGCTATAAGAACTAGCGCAAATAAATGGTTTGACCAAGCTTTTAGCTCAAGGTTAAACGATAAAAAGGAAGGTGTTATTGTTGTTATAATGCAAAGGCTACATGAGGAAGATTTAACAGGACACTTACTTAAAAAAGGTGGTTGGGAGCTTTTAAAGATACCTGCTGAAAACCAAACAGGCGAAGATATTATATATAATTACCCTATTAGTGGAAAAGTTAAAGTGTTTAAGCCTGGTGAGGTTTTACATGAGGAAAGAGAGGATAGGGTAACGTTAGATGCTACTAAAAGGGAGTTAGGCTCTTATGCTTATGCAGGTCAATATTTACAAGAGCCAGCACCACTAGAAGGTGGTATGATTAAAGATAGCTGGTGGCAATGGTATGACGGAAAGAATAGATTTACTGAGATATATCAGTCATGGGATACAGCTATAAAGGAAGGGCAAGACAATGACTACACAGTTTGCACCACATGGGGTGTTAGTGGCAATCAATATTACTTAATAGATATTGTAAGGGAAAAGCTAGACTATCCAGCATTAAAGAAAGCTGTTATTGCCCAGTTTGACAAATACAATCCTAGACAAGTGATTATTGAGGATAAAGCAAGCGGTCAATCATTATTGCAGACTTTAAGGAAAGAAACCAAGTTACCTATTGTTGCGGTGCAACCTTTAAAGGATAAAGTCACTAGATTAGCTAAGGCATCAGTTAGTATAGAGGCTGGTAGGGCGTATTTACCAAAAGACAAATATTGGATTGATGACTTCTTAACTGAATTTAGACTATTCCCTAATAGCAAGCATGATGATATAGTTGACAGTGTAACACAGTTTATCAATTGGTATAACGAAAAGCCATCCTATGAAGTTGAACTTTTTTAAATCAAACAAAGATATTGAAGTAAGAGAAGACCCTACACAAGAGGTTTTCTTTTATGATAATCAGCAAGTAAGTGTAAATAGAAAACTGCTAATTACTATCAAGAAGGGTACAAGCAAAACCCTATCGCATATAAAGCTATTAGTGAGGTGGCGAAAGCTATTGGTCAGATACCATTTAAGGTATGTAGGGACAAAGCAAATGGCGAAATGGAAACGGTTAAGGGTTCAGATTTAGAGAAGTTACTTAATAGACCAAATCCCTATCAATCTTTTAGTGCTTTCGTTTGTGAACTAGCAACCAATTATCAGTGGGCTGGTAATGCAGTAGTAATAAGCAACAATGCAACTCCTGTTGGTCAGGAGAATAGCGTTAAAGCGCCAAGTGAGCTATACAACAAGTCTTATTTATACATTGACCTAAAAGTTAAAAAGGGTGGGAGCTTATTGTATGAGATAGGCAAGAACAACAAAAAGCAATATTTAGTTAATCCTGATGAGCCAGCACCTTTAGTTCACTTAAAGACCAACAACGCAGAAAATGACTTTGTAGGTATATCACCTTTTGAGCATTGCGCTGTATGGGTTGATATCCATAATAGGGGCGCTAAGTGGAATAATAATACTCTGGCTAATGACGGCAAGATACCAATGGTTATAAAAGCCAAAGAAGGTAATGGCGAGCTTTCCAAAGAGCAAAGAGCAAGGATTAAAGAATACTTTACTAAGTCACAGATGGGTTATTCAAATGCAGGTAAGCCATTATATTTAGGCGGCTTAGATATAGAAAGGCTTGCGCTATCACCAGAGGAAATGGACTTTGAAAACCTGTTACAAGTTGCTGAAAGAATAATCTCATCAACGTTTGGTGTTCCATTCCCATTAATATCACCTGACGCGGCAACATTTAGCAACGTATCAGAGGCAAAAGAGATGCTATGGACTGATACCATAATTCCTTTAACAGATTATATCTATGGTGAGCTAAACAGGTTTTTAGAGCCATACTTTGATGGTTTAAAGATATATCCTGATTATGATGAAGTCCCTGCCTTAGAAGTTATCAGAATGAGAAAGAAGCAAGCTATATTAGAAATGTATAAAGCGGGCTTAATAAGTGTAAATGAAGCAAGGCAAGAATTATCTTACGAGCCATTTAAAACTAAATTAGCTGATACTGTATTGGTAGGTGGGGGCTTGTTACCTTTAGAAGATATTGGTATAATGAACGAAGAAATTAACAACGGAGAAGGTACTTAATTATGACAAAAGAAGAAAAAAAGAAACAGGTTATTACTGTTAAAGAAGAGAAGAAAGTAACACTAGAGAATGTTTTTACAAGTGGTCATCACCCAGTAAAAGATGGAGAGGTTACTCAAGCAACACCTAAAAAGCCTATTTATCGTTATAGAGATGAAAAAGGGCAATGGCTGTATTCATTAACTAGATTAAAAGGAGAAAAGTAAAATGGTTAAAGTAATTAAAAAAGCAAAGAAGCAAAAGAAAGTTGAAATTGTTAAGTTAGACAAGACCTTTACAAGTGGTTCACACTTTGTAGGTACTGAAGCGGTTGAAGCTACTCAGAAAGCGCCAATATTTAGATATATTGATGGCAATGGTAATTATGTATTTAGTGGGGATGCTCTTTTAGATGAGTAGTGTATATTTTACAAAGATAGCTAATAACAATATTGATATAGTTGCCTTTCAGGGAAAGACTATTGAAGTGCCTGTTATATGGGGTGGGGATAGCCCTATTGATGTGACTGGCTATGATGCTATTATGACGATAAAGGATAAAGCTGGTGATGATGAAACAATTGCCAGCTTTACTACGACTAACTCAAGGGTTTCAATAGGTACTACAAACGGCTTAATAACCTTTACAATGTCAGCAAGTGACTCTAGCTCACTAACAGCACCTTTTAAAGGCGTTTACGAGATTGAAGTAACAGATGATAATAGTAAGGTTAATAATATATATGGTGACTTTGATTTAAGGCCAGAGGTTTAGAGATGACAGTTGATGTAACAATTAATAATTCAGACCAGCTAGAGGTTGCTATTGGTGGCAGTGTGACCAGTACAACTAACAACCCTGGTGGTTCTGACACGCATATACAATACAATAGCTCTGGTTCTTTTGGTGGCTCTAGTAAATTTACTTATAATGGAAGTAATACTGTAACTTTAGATGGTGGTGGTTTAGTAAATAGTGTTTTTGCGCTAAATGGCTCTACTGATTATAGTTTGATAGCAACCGCCTCAGACGAGTTTAAAGTCAGAGACACAAGCGCTGGGGTTGATAGGTTGGTTATAACATCGAGCGGTGTTAGTGGCTCTATTATAAAAGATGAAGATGATTTTAGTTCTGATAGCGCTTCCCATATACCAACGCAACAAAGTGTTAAGGCTTATGTTGATGCAAATGCTGGAGGCTCAACAGTTACTAAGTACTTTAATACAACTATATCAGAAACAACTTCCCCTACTGACTTGTTTTCTCATACATTTACTGGAGGCACTTTAGGCGCAACAGGTCAGGCAGTTATAAAAATTAGGGGTTACATATATAACAACAGTGGAAGTACTACCAATGCAACATTATTTTTAAAGTGGGGTGGTAATACCATATTTTTCGACACAACAACCACTTTTGCTAATGATACTGATTATTATGGCTTTAAAATGGATATATATATAACCAACTTAAATGACACAGGAACTCAATATATTGATGGCGAGATAAGTATTAATAATTCATCAGATGCCAACCAAGGAAGGGGGGATTTAACAAATGATGATGCGAGGGTTGCGACAATTTGGGGTGGTGAAGAAGGTGGTGCGCCAGATATAACAGAGGACACGACAGCAGACCAAACATTCCAGATACAAGTTGACCCATCCATAAGTAATGCAAATTATCAGTGGGTTGCAAAAGTAGCAACTGTGGAGGTAATATGATGAGGTTTAGATTAAAGTTTAATGGCGTTGACCCATACACAGGGCAAGAAAGCCTTTATCAAATAATTATTAACGCTGAAACTGAGCAAGAAGCGCAACAAATAGCGGCGGATTTATACCAAGCCACAAATATAGAGGTAATAAATGACTAGACTTATATTAATATTGTTTTTTTTTGTATTTAGCTTTCAATCTGTTGCAGGTGAAAGCCAAGACCCTGATATAAACCAAGCTATTTCGGTTATTAAGTCGACTTATGGTGATACTGTGTCGGTGGAGCAGAAAGCCAAAACCCTAATTAAATTTGGAACTAACCCAGCAGTAGGTAGCTCTGGCAGGTTTACGTTGTGGTACACAGGGCAAGATGATGCTAATGAAACGTATATTGCTGATAACTTAAACACCATTGATACAATAAGCTCATCTTCTACTTCTGATACAGGGGTTGTTTCTATTGAAGGTCATACAATGTCTGGTGGTAATAGAACTTTTGTGGTGCAAACAGCAACTCTTAATGGGCAAAACAAGGTAACATTAACCACCCCCCTTAATCGTGTAACAAGGGTTGTCCATGCAGACCAATCAAGCACTGATTTAGTTGGCGAAGTATATGTATATGAAGATACAACTATCTCAGCGGGTAAACCAACTGATACAACAAAAATACATTTGACTGTTCCAGCGGGTGAAAACCAAAGCCAAAAAGCGTCTACATCTTTATCAAGTCAAGATTATTGGGTGGTAACGGGGTTTACAGCAGGATATTTAGAGAAGACAGGTTCAAATGTTGCCGACATACGAATTGAGGTAAAGGAAGTAGGGGGCGTTTGGAAGCCAAAGTCCAACCCTGTTGTTGTAACCACAGGGGGTAATTCGCTTAGGATTTATCACCCATATATAATAGTTCCTACAAACTCAGACGTAAGATTAACAGCTAAATCTAGCACGACAGGACAAGAAATTACAGGCGATATACAGGGTTATCTAGCAAAAAAACTGAACTAGGTCTATTATGGATATTAATGAGCAAAGAAGGTTAGATAGATTACTTCTTTCTATTGAAAAGCCTTTTGCACGTAAAATTTACAGCGAAAAAAATAGATTCATCAGGCAGTTATATAATGAGTACCTTACTTACGGCACTATTGAGCATGTAGAGTTCTTTAGTGAGCATAAAACTAATATGTTTAATATAGCGCAAGTTTACTATGAAAAGGCGGTAAGGGTGTTTGGTGAGCAAGCAGATATTGGAACACGCTCAACAAGTATAAACTTTCAATTAAGGCAGGTTGAGAAAGAGGGGTTTGAATCTTTTTGGAAGCTTTTAACCATGCAATATATATCGGAGTTTGGAGCAAAAGAGATAACTAGGATATCAGATACAACTAAGGTTGATATAAGAAGGGCAATAATAGCAGGACAAGCTGAGGACTTAGGAAGAAGTGGTATCGCAGAAAAGATACTTGCCACAAGGGCGTTAAGCTCATTTAGAGCTAAAACAATTGCGGCAACAGAAACACATAACGCGGCAATGTTTTCTAACATAGAAACAACAAGAAAGCTCGCAGATGATTTTGAGGTAGAAACATTAAAGGAATGGATACCAGCGGAAGATGAAAGAGTTAGGGAATGGCATTCAGTTATGAGAAGTAAGCCAGCAATACCTATTGATGAAAAGTTTATAGTTAATGGTAGACCAATGGATAGACCAGGCGACCCTAATG